CAGCGAGGTACTGGAGCTTGAGTTCTTCTTCCGAAGATTGTTTGCCTTGCTGGGCTTGTGCCATCTCTTGGTATACACCAGCGATTTCGTCTGCTGCACCTTGAGCCTGTTGCATCCCTTGCATGAATTGCTTGAGGAAGTCTTGTTTGGATGGGTCTTTCTGAATGAATCCAACGTGCGCCATGATGTGACCACCCTTGAATTGGACGGAACGAACTGTCTTAGCTAGTTCGTTAACGTCTGGTTGACCGCCTTGGATCATCTGCATACTCGTTTGAATCTGCATCATCATATCCTGCAAGTGACCATTTACGTGTTCGATGTGTGGATCAGTTGGTAGTACTGGGAAGTTAGCTGGGTTAACGAATACATCCGTCATGCCAGCGTTCTCAAACCCAATGATACGCATCGTGTCATCAATCTTGGTTGGCTTAGTATTACGATACCTAGCTACGTTATCACGTCCAGATAGTGCAGCAATAGCGTCCTTAACAGCGTTCTCTTGACCTTCGTTGGCTGGAGTAATAGCCGTGATCTGCAATAGCTTCTCAGCCGTAATCAGCTTAAAGCTAGGACTACCCGCTCCATTGATAAGGTTAGAACGAATGCTAGTGATGTTCTTCCATTGGGCGGCTTCTTTGGGTGTTCCAAGTTCCTCTAGGATTTCGTAGAACTTCTTAACGTATTCATACCCATCGTCGCTGGACTTAGAGCTTACAAACCTCTTGTAGAGTTGTTTGAAGTACAATGTTTGGCACTCATTGAATCGACGAATCTGGGTTCCAGATAGTTTTGCTGACTCAGCGGCATCCAATTCTGCTTCTCCTTTGGTGCGTTGTTTACCACCAGAAGTAGGTGCATTGATACGATACTGACCCATGCCCCTGTACATATCTCCCATGAAGAACTGCATGAATCCCATGCTCTCTGCTACTGGGAGTTGGAAGCGGTTCTGGATGAACTTAGCTCCATCTGGCATAACAGAGATTGGTAGCCACTCCATTTGTTTCAGCATCTTGGTCGAGTCTGGCCCTTGTCCCTCGATCATCAGCATGGAGTTGAGTCGAACTGCATCAACCAATCCGTTCATCGTGAAGTCATACTGACGACAAGCAACGAACGCCGATTCTGCTTGGCTCTTAATGTCTTGGAATAGACCAGAACCAACAGAGTCAGTGAGCATATAAAGAATCTCATCCCATGAGTTATATGCACCTACTTTAAGCATCATGAATCCATGCTCACTACGAACATCGTCTTCGCTCAGTTTACCAGACCCCTTGACATTGGAGTTGATGTATTGAGCGATAGGTTGGTAATCCTGTAGTATGATTGCTTTAGAAATGGTTCCATCGAACTCTCTCCAGTAGACTTCATACAAATCAATCTTTTGGTTTACAGAAAGACTCCAGTTGAATCCAGCCTCACTAATCGTGCGGAAGAAGTCTTCGCGGGTCTTGCGGTGGTTAGTGAATGCGCGGTGGAATCGGATAGCGTCAATAGCCGCATCTACATTCCAACCCATTGCTTCAGCAGCAGCGCGGTTCTCGATCTTCTTGTACAACTCGTAAGGAGTCAGGCGGACACGGCGCACAAACTCTTCAAGGTTGCAGAAGTCGATACGAATATCATCTGGAAAAAGAAGATCAGATAGGAAAACGTGTTCGGGCATCCATCCCATAGGGCTATCCCACATTCCGATACCTTTTCCGTACAAGAGCATTTCTTCTAAGTCTTGTTCTGTATTGTAGAGGTAGCCGGGCCATTCGCGGATGGCTTGGTCAAATGCCGTTGAGATGTTTTCAGAGTTTACTAAGCGTTCTTTTTCGTTGCCGAATTTGCTTTTGATCGTGCAACAAGCCTGACGTTCAGTAATGACATCATAGTAACTGGACTTCTGGTTATCTACGATAAATCCAAGTTGTCCGTAGTTCACGTCCGATTGCCAAGGTAGTTTCTTTTCAGCGATCTTGCTGTATCCTGTGGGTGGGAACATCTTGTACGCTTTGTAGATACGGATGCGTTTGTTTTCCCTGCCTACATTTGCCAGCCTCAAGTTGTTAGCAATATTCCATGCGTGATTCGCATTGGCGATTCGTGTTTCTGGCGGTTTGCCATTTTCGTCAAGGGTTGCAAGTGAGAAGTTGTCGTTTCCTATTGAGAGCATAATATTTTATCGTTTACGATAACGAGTTAAGCGCATTCCTGCGTCGATTGCAAGAAGAACATCCCCTTGCTTTGTGTTCTAGTTTAGTACCAAGAACCTTGTCTGTAACCGCCGCTACCGTGTGAATTGCTTGCGCGATTCTGTCTCCAATCCCATCAGCGTACCAGCAACGATCACTTGGTTGGCGTTGGCATATTTGATCTTCGACAAGTTGCTCAAGGTTTTCTGGAACTTCTATTCCATTTGATCGGCAATCTTTTTGGATGTTTGAAATCAAGTTGCTCCATGTGCTTCCGTATACAACCGCTGGGAAGGTGAGTTTATCACGCTTGATCTCGTATTTGTAGTACCATGAACCAACTGGAGCTAGGTTTCTATTTTTGAGTTTCATCTTGCCTTTCATCTGAAAATATATTTTATTATTGATATGTCAAGAATTTTTTCTGGTAACACAGGCATTCAAAAGTACGGTATCAAATTCCCTGAGAACATGGACGAGCTTGGTGTAGAGCTATACTGCTACGCTATTAGTAAGGGTGAATACGGAAAAGATTACTGTAACAAACACAATATAAATCTTTCAGATTTTAAATTACTCACCCCTTATGAACACTTCTTGAAGGCAGTAAAACTCCAATGGCCCACTGAAGTTTCTATTGTCAACAGAGGATATACCAATACTCAGTTGTTGAGAACTCTGGAAGAACTCTGCAACAATGATGACATCTGTTTGGCTGGCGCGGCCTCGATGGGAAAGTCGTTTCCAGTTGGGCTTTGGGTCTACCTTGACTGGTGTTCTGCTCCTCATTGTACTTCATCTTGGGTTGCTACAACTACTCTTGGTGCGTCCGAAGATCGTATTTGGGGTATCATTTCTAAGTTGTGGAAGTCTGCTGCTGTCCAGTTCGGGAAGTTAATTGACTATCGCCACATGATCGTTTGGGGTGGTGGGTCGAATGATGAGGATAAGGACTATCGTAATGCCATCAAAGCTCTCGCTTTCCAGTCAGGCAATGAGGGCCAGAAGGCCATTGATACTACCCGTGGACGTAAGAATGATCGGATTAGACTAGCCCTTGATGAGTTGCCCGAAATGGAACTAGGCGCGATTACTGCCCGTGTTAACTTGTCAGCTAACAATGATGTAGTCTTTATCGGTATTGGAAACCCATCTGCTGGTGACAATCCTCACACCCGCTGGGCTATGCCTAAAGGCCAAAGTAACTTTGATACTGTCAGTCCAGAGATGGATAAGTGGGATACGGAGACTGGCGTTTGCTTGTTTTACAATGGCATGAGGTCGCCTAACTTCGCCGCTCCAGAGAACGAACCATCCCCGTTCCCGTTCTTGATGGATCGCAAGAAACAAGAAGTCATGCTCAAGCAGTGTTATGGTGATGAGAATGCAATTGACTATGTTCGTAACGCTATTGGCTGGTGGCCTAAATCTGGGTTCGCGCAGACCATTCTAACCGCTGACTTGATCCGTAACGCTGATACCGACGAAGAACCACTCTGGGATTCAGAAGGATTCCACAAGATTGCTGGCTTCGATACGGCTTTTACGGTGGGTGGAGATAGGTGTGTGCTTACTGTAGCTAAACTGGGTTACATTCGCGGGACTCGCAATCGTGTTATGTGGTTGGAGAAACAGAAAGTAATTCAACTATCTGCCCGTGAAGCTGCTGAGTTTGAAGTTGGTCTGGCTAAGGAAGTAGTTGAGCTATGCCGGGCTGCTGGAGTTCAGCCTACCAAATTTGGTATGGACGTGTCTGGTGATGGTGGTCGAGTTGCGCAAGCCATCATCCGCGAGTGGTTGAGATATGATGCTAGCGGTCACTCTATCGCTCTCATTTCTTCTATGGGTAAACCTACTGAGCGTATGGCAGCAGAGGTTGATAAACGCCCGTGTAAGGATGTTTATGATAGACTTGTCTCGGAATATTGGTACTCAGCCTATCATGGCTTTAAGAGTCGAGTCATCTATGGGGTTGGCCCAACTTCTGAACTGGCGCGGGAACTTTGCATCCGTAGGTACACGATTAAATCTAAGAAGATTTCCGTAGAGACTAAGGATGACTTCAAGGGACGTACTGGATACTCGCCCGATTTGGCAGATAGCTTTCTCTATTGCCTCGAAATGTCTCGTAGGTTTGGACTGGTTTTTATCGGAAACGATAAAGCTGTTCCGACAAATAGATTCTGGGCTAGAGACGAAAAGCCAGTCGAATCATTCTCAGATGATGATAGCTATTCTTCTGATGAGAATGGTGACTGGTAAAAATACCACTGATTTGCAATGCTGGCTCAGTGGTCAAGCCTCTGTAGGTTTCCTGCCTCTGGCAGAGAACAAAAGGTGGCCGGGTTAACTCGGCATTATTGGGAAGGGTGTTTAAAAGCACACCACCTCAGCCGCCGACCATATAAATTAATCCAGAATACCTTGAAGCTCTAGCGTGTTTGCTACTTCCTCTGGTATTACAATACGAATGAACTTACGTCCTTCGTGGAAGCCAAGTGTTTCCATTGTCTTGATGTCAGCTTTCTTTACCCAGCATTGATTGAATTGCTGTTGGAAAAGAATCTTAGCTTGGTTCTCATCTTCATGGTATCCCTCGCAGATGATCATTGAAACGAATGTATTATTTGAACTCATATATTAAATATCCTAATTCTCTTGCCCACGCAGGA